TGATCAGCGGGCGGATGCGATTTGAATTCGTCCTGCAGGTCCTGGAAGCCCAGGGAGGCTTCCATTTCGGCGCGCCTTGTCCCGTACAACTCTTCTATAATGCGGCGCTCGATGTACACTGTGTAGCCTTCGTTCAGCCAGAAGTCGCTCCAGGTTGCGTTTGTTACGAGATTGCCTGACCAGGAATGCGCCATCTCGTGAGCCACAAGCGATACGAGACTCTTGTCGCCTGTGATCACTGTCGGCGTTGCGAATGTGAGACGCGGATTCTCCATGCCCCCGAAAGGGAAACTCGGCGGCAGAACGAGAACGTCATAGCGGGTCCAGCGATAGGGGCCGTAGAGACGCTCGGCCGCTTCCAGCATTTTTTCCATGTCGGAGAATTCGGCAGCGGCATTTGACAGAACCTGCGGTTCCGCCCAGACGCCCGTGCGCGGACCGGTCGCCTGAAATGCGAGATTGCCTACTGCAAGCGCGATGAGATACGACGGAATCGGCTCGGCCATTACGAAGCGGCACTCGTCCTGGCGGGCAGAGCAGTTCGTCGCTCCCATTACGGCGGTCAGTCCGTTTGGAACATGGACCTTTGCTTCAAAGGTCACGCGAACGCCGGGCGAGTCCTGGAGCGGAATCCAGCTGCGCGCCTGGATTGCCTGGGACTGAGTGTAGAGGAATGGGTGCTGTTTGCCCGCGGTCTGCTCGGGGGTCAGCCATTGGAGAGCGGTCGCGGTGGGATCGGTTGAATATCGGATGCGGACGAATTTTGTGTTGAGAGCAATGTCGATGCGGACTGGAGCGCCGAGGATCTTGTCGGAGCGGCCGATGGAGAAGCGGGCTTCCTGATATTTCAAACCGTCAGGCGATACCTCGGCTTCGTCGATCTGAAGAGCTCGCGAGTCGAGGATGAGTTGTTTCGCATCGCGTCCGAACTGCTCAATTGTGAGGACGGCAGTGCCCTGGATGGTCTGCTGTTGGAAGACCACATTCAGGTCGAGATTCAAATGCGTGACGCGGGCTACATCGGGGTTTGCATACGAATGAATATCTTTTGGGATATGAGGAACTTCAGTATCGTGCGAACAGGAAGTCATGGAGATGGCTGCAATTACGACCGAAGCGTAAATGTTTGTCAAGTCCGATTATCGCGGAAACGTCAATCCGGGCGCAGTGTTGAATAAGTGTAACCTTCCGTGCTGCCTGAACATCGGAAGGAAGAGTGGGGGTGCGCCTGATCTCGAAGAATATCGTGTTGGCTTTCGTGGTTCCCGTGCTGCTGTGCGGGCAGGGTGCCGATTCACCGGCGCCGGTTCCTGCAGATGCACACGCGGCCCCCGACGCTCCCGTCAATATCGCTCCCTCCGGCCAGACGCCCACCGCGAATCCGCTGAACCAGGAACCGCCGGGCGGCAAGCGCGTCTTCGGCGTGCTGCCGAACTACCGCACCGCGAGCGCCGAGATGGAAGGCAGCACGCTAACGTCGAAACAAAAATTGACGATCGCGGCCAAAGACTCATTCGATTACCCCCTCGTGCTTCTGGCCGCTGCGTTCGCCGGTCTGGATCAGTTGGGCAACGACGATCCATCCTTCGGACAAGGCGTCAAGGGCTACGCGCATCGCCTGGGAGCCTGGTATCTGGATGAGTCGATCGGCAACATGATGACCGAAGGCATCTTTCCCGCGATGCTGCATCAGGATCCGCGCTATTTCCGCAAGGGTTCGGGCAGCATTATGAGCCGCACCGGTTACGCGGTGAGCCGCGTGATCATCACCGACAAAGACGGAGGCGCAAAGCAGTTCAATTATTCGGAATGGCTGGGGAACGCGACTGGCGTTGCGATTTCGCAGGCCTATCATCCCGATAATCGCACTGCCAGGGATGCCACGGAGCTTCTACTCGAGCAGGTGGGAACCGACGCGATATCGCAGGTACTAAAAGAATTCTGGCCCGATATCAAGCGCAAAGTGTTCCACCGGGGCAATGCTCAGGACACTGCGTTCGCCAGTTCGCGGTAGCGTAACGTTGCGCACTGCGATTGCATCCGGATCGCCGCGTATCACTTGGGAACGCGGCTTGCGCCGCGTGCACCAGAGTAAAGAGTTCTGGCCGGACGGCCAGTAGATCGCCCGGGCAGTCCCTCACACCCATCAGCAACAAGACATCGGCGGCGCCCGCAGATCACCACGATCCGCAGCGCCTGGCCTTCCTCCATCAATCAGGCCTGCTGAAATACGCATCGCTGCGAAGTCGATCTTACGATCATGCTGGCGGCGTACATGCGGCTGGTCCATCCGAACCTTCTCGTCACTCACTTTTTGTATAAAGTTCCGACATCTCCGCTTCAGTTCCGTTTTTTTGCAAGTATATTTCCCTTGTAATCAGCAGTTTGGCCATTTGCAGCACATCGATTCGCGCCTTCGTGATGGTAGCTTTCAGGCGGGAGAGAAAGTGCTCTCACAAAGATTCGAGGGTAGAGATGCTTGAGCAAAAGCGCCCGCAGGGGACAGAAGAATGCATCGACGAGGCGATCGAAACACTGGTAGGCCAGCTGAAAAGAGGCGAACTGAAAGCGTCGGCGGCTGACCTTGTGCGGCTGCTGCAGTATCGCAGAGAAGGGACGGACTCACCAAAGCAAGCTGTGACGGTGAGATGGGTCGATGAATGCCCGACACCCGCGAGCGAGGAATAAAGTACATCCCGCTACCGAGTCAACGGAAGTTTCATGATTCAACGGCGCGATTCAAGGGGTTCTCGGGACCGATCGGATCGGGGAAATCCGCGGCGCTTTGTCATGAAGCCATCAGGCTCGCTTATTTGAATCCGGGGCGGACGGGGCTGATCGGGGCACCAACGTATCCGATGCTGCGCGATTCAACGCTGACGGCCTTGCTCGAAACGCTACACGACAACGACGTTCCGTTCGAGTTGAACAAAGCGGACAACGTCCTGACGATGCGGGATGCGGGGTCGCGAATCCTGCTGCGCTCAGTGGATGAATTCGAGCGGCTGCGTGGCCCCAACCTGGCGTGGTTCGGGCTGGACGAGATGACTTATGCGCCGGAGGGTGCGTGGCTGCGGCTCGAGGGCCGGCTGCGGGATCCGAAAGCGACGCGACATTGCGGATTTGGAGTGTGGACGCCGAAAGGTTTCGATTGGGTTTACCGGAAATTCATCGGGCATCCGGTTCCCGGTTATGACGCGATTCAGGCGCAGCCGTTTGAGAACCGGTTCCTGCTGGAGCAGGTGCCGGACTTCTACGAGCGACTGCGTGGAAGTTATGACCAGAATTTCTTCCGCCAGGAAGTGCTGGGAGATTACCTGAATGCCCGGGGCGGGCTGGTTTATCACGCCTTCGAACGCGCGATGAATGTGAGAGAAACGAAACTCGACACGGCGCGAGAGGTGGTATGGGCGCTGGACTTCAACGTGGATCCGATGTGCTCGGTGGTGGCGCAGGTGGAGCGCGGAGGGGACGTTTCGGTGCTGGATGAGATTGTGCTGCGGAGAGCAACAACGGAGCAGGCATGCGAGGAATTCGAGAAGAGATTCGGACTGCCGCGGGCAGGAGCCGTGGTGTATGGGGATGCGTCCGGAGCGTCGATGCAGACGACCGGATATTCGGATTACGAGGTGATACGGAATTACTTCAGGTCGCGCATGGCGCGGGTGTCGTACCGCGTGCCAAAAGCGAATCCGCCGGTGCGGGAGCGCGTGTCCATGGTGAACGCGAGATTGCGTAACGCCAAGGGCGAGGTTCGCCTGTTCGTGGATCCGAAATGCGTTGAGTTGATCGACGATTTCGAACAGGTCTCATACCAGGAAGACTCGACGCAGATTGACAAAGACAAAGATCGGAGACGAACGCATCTGTCGGATGCGCTTGGTTACCTGATCTGGCAGCAGGACAGGAACGCAACGATTGGCGAACGCGGGGAGCGGTTGTTTTGATGACGAACACACATATCGAGCAGGAACATCCGGATTACGCGGCCCGGTCGCGCATGTGGCGGCGCTACCGCGATCTGTATGCGGGTGGGGAGCAGTTTCGGCATAACGCGGCGGAGTATCTTCTGCGGCGTCAGAAGGAGCCACTGGAGGTCTACCAGGAGAGACTGGCGCGCGTATTTTACGAGAACTATCTCGGATCGATTATCGACTGGTATACGGCGACGCTGGTCAGGCGCGAGCCCGTTCTGGAATTCGCAGGAACAAATGAACGGGGAAAAGAGTTTTTTTCGCAATTCGTTCAGAACTGCGATTTGCGCGGGACGACACTGACGCAGTTCTTCAAGCAACAACTCACCGAGGCGCTGGTTTGCGGGAAGTCATACCTGGTGGTTGATTTTCCGCACACCGAGAGTCCCGCGTTGACCAGAGCCGACGAAGACGCGTCAGGCCGCAGCAGGGCCTATCTGATGGCCTATAACGCCGATGAACTCATCAATTGGAGTTACGACGCGCGAGGCGAACTGGAATGGGCGGTTATTCGCACGTCATTGCTCAAACAGGACAGCGTGAGGAGCTTCGGCTGGAAGCGAGAAACGCAATGGATCTATTACGACCGCGAGAAGTTCGAAATCTACGAACGCGTGGGTCCGGAACAGAAAGCGATCGAGTTGACCGATCAGGGGAAGCATGGATTCGCCGGTATTGGGCGTGTGCCGGTTTTCGAATTGAGGATCACTGAGGGTCTGTGGCTGACCAACAAGATCGCACTGCTGCAGCTGGAACATTTCAACAAGTCCAACGCTCTGGGATGGGCGCTGACGATGGGCCTGTTTGCTATGCCGGTGATTTACTCGGATCGCGAATTCAATCAGGTTACGGGCGAGAGTTACTACCTGCAACTCGGTTCCGAAGACAGGTTTGGATGGACCGAGCCCGCGGGGAATGTTTTCCAGATTGCCGCGGATAACCTGGGGCGCTTAAAGGACGAAATTTACCGGGTGTCGTACATGATGCAACAAGCCGGCGACGGGTCCGGCGCGCTGCAATCCGGCTTGAGCAGGCAGTGGGACTTCAGCGTGACGCAGGAAATTCTGCGGGCATACGGCGACATCGTCAAGGACTTGATGCGCAATGTGCTGAGCGGGATCGCGGCAGCGCGGCAGGACGACCTGGGCATCGACGTTACGGGGCTCGACGAATTCGACATCACGGATTTCAGCACGGAAGTGAATGACGCCAAGAACCTGCTGAATCTCGGGATCAAATCGCCGACGCTGACCAGGCAAATCCAGAAGAAAGTCGCGATGAAGTACCTCTCCGATGCGCGGCAGGACATCAAGAACCGCATCGTGGAAGAGATCGATGCAGAAGGGGTTGAAGGAGAGTTATGAGCGAAGCAGTGAACGTGCAGGCGATCGTGCAGCAGGCGATCGACGAATATATGCGGCAGGATTCGGCGCGGCGGGAGCCCGCGCATAAGGCCGAACTGCAGGAGGAAAAGCGACGGCGCGAGCAACTCGAAAAGCGAGTCAACGAACTTGTTGAAGAGAACAAGCGCAGCCGGGGTGTAGCCGAAGAAGCACAACGCAGTTCGGGCATCCGGTCCGAGTTGCAAAAGCTCGGCGTCATCAAAGTGGATCTGGCGTACAAGGCCGTGCAGGACGGCATCATGCGTACGGAGGACGGTCGTTTGATCGCCCGGGGTGAAAACGGCGAGCAGGCGATCGGAGATTATCTGGCAGCTTTCGTCCAGGAGAACCCGGAGTTCCTGCCGGCGCGGATTGCGGGCGGTACGGGGATCACGGGGTCGCAAAAGGCTCCGCTCAATAGCAACAACGGGCCGATTGATCTCGACCGGATCACACCGTCGATGAGCAAAGAGGAACTGGATCGAGTGCGCCAGGAGATTTTGCGGGTAGTAACGCAGACGCCGCGGGGAGCGTAGATCCCCGAAATCAGCAACGAATGGACTTGAAGGAGAATAATGCCAGCAATTACGTCAGCAAATGTAGCAAGCGCGATCGTCAAACTGGTGGCGGCCGATGCTTTGCCCGCCCTGGTAGGGAACCTCGTTATGGGCAACCTCGTTAATCGCGATTACGAACCGACTTTGGCACAGGCCGGTGACACCGTGAACGTGCCGATCGCGCCACAGCTTGTGGCCAATAACATCGCGGAGGGCAATACCGTTCAGCTGCAGAATCCGAATCTGGCGAACGCGCAGATCGTGCTGAACACGCACACCGAAGCGACATTCCAGATTCCCGATGTGACCAAGGTCCTCGCAGTGCCGGATCTGCTCAAGATTTACATGCAGCCGGCCGTGGTAGCGATCGCGGAGAACATCGAGACGAGCCTTCTGAACCTGTACGCGGGCTTTTCGGCCAACACACCCCTGGGAACGGCCGGAACTCCGATCACGGAAGCCCTGGTCGACTCAGCGGAAACATCTTTGTTCCAGGCGAAGGTTCCGGCGAGCGCACCGAAGTATCTGGTCGTCGACAGCAACACGTATTCGGCGATGCGCCAAATTCCCCGCTTCAGCGAATTTCAGACTGCCGGCGAGGCAGGTCTGAGGGCGATGATCGACGGGACGTTCGGCAAGATCAAGGACTTCTTCGTATTCCGCTCGCAGTATGTGCCGAAGACGGGGACGACACCGATCAATACCCACAATCTGGCATTCTGCAAGGATGCGATCGGTCTGGTGGTCCGGCGTTTACCCCAGCCGCTGCTGGGCACCGGCGCCATCGCGGAGTACGCCGAACTGGGTAACTTCGGAATGCGCGTCACGATGAGCTATCAGCCGAATACTTTGGCACAGCAGTTCACAGTTGACGTGTTGTACGGCTGCGCGATTCTGCGAAACAACTTCGCGGTTCAGATCAACAGCTAAGCGGTAAACGCTCCCTTACGGTCGCGGCTGGGAAAGCGCAACCGAGGGGATCAACGCGATGGTCATTTGGGGGCGCTTATGTGCGCCCCCTTTCTTTTGGGAAGCAGGAGGGACGAATGGACGTGAAAGCCTACTACGGAAAGGTGCGGGAAGCGGAAGCTTCACTGGCGGCTGAACACATCGTGATGGTCAGTCTGGCCACGCCCGAGGGCGGGAAAGAAGGCGTGAGAACGGAAGTGCCACGGCGGGTGGCAGCGACATTAATCGCCGAGAATCGGGCCCGTATCGCAAGTGAAGAGGAGGCGCAGGCGTTTCACGAGACAAATTGCGCAGCCCGTGAGAAATACGAAGAAGACGAAGCGGCCCGGCGAATGCAGGTCGTTGTGATGCCGGCGCGCGAAGCCAAAAAGCAGAAAGAACGGAGCTAACCATGGCGCTGTTCGTGGATGGCCCGGCTGCAACGATCGAGAACCTGGCCGATCAGGATGCAGGATTGCTGGCAGTGGCCCAGACCACCGGAATCGATGTTTCCGTTAAACTTCGGCTGGCACAGGAAGAAGTCAGGGCCGATCTCGAGCTCTGGCTGATCAAACCCCGGCTGGCGATCGATATGTTCCAGACGGAGATGCTGTGGCGACCGCTGCTGCGAATCGAGCAGGTTGTCGCCACGCCGCCGCTGAAGCGATGGGAAACAATGCATGCTCTCGAACTTACGTATCGCGACGCATACTTCAGCCAGTTGGTAGACCGGTATCAGGCGAAATGGCAGCAATACCAGACGCTCACGTTCGCCGCGCGCGAATGTTTCATTGCGAGCGGGCTGGGCCTGGTGACCGATCCATTACACCAGCCGGAGCCGCCAGCGCTCGCGTCCGTCGAGGGGCCACAAAACGGCGGGACGTTCTATGCGAGTGTGTCCTGGGTGAACGCGGCAGGCCAGGAAGGCGCGGCCTCGGAAGCTTCTTCGATTACGATCGCGGACGGGAACCTGATGACCGTCAGCGCCGTCAATGCGCCGGAGAACGCCGCGGGATTTCGGGTCTACGCCGGGCCGATACTCGATTCCATGTTTCGGCAGAACGACGTTCTGCTTCCGATTGGGGTGACTTATACGTACGTGCCAGGGCAAATCACCCAGGGAACATTGCCGGGCAAGGGTCAAAAGCCCGATTTCACGCGGGCGCTCACGCGGCTGCTGTCACGGGGATAACAACATGCCGGGACTTGGTGGAACGTTAACAACAACGGTTTTATCGATGCTGACTTCGACGACGGCGGGCGTGAATGTACGCGTTGGCGCGATTGCGCAGAACCAGCCGGGGATTCCGGCAACAGGTGTTCGTACGATTGCAGCGCTGAACGCGAGTGTCGATATCAGCGAGAAGACAGCGCGGATGCAATATCCCGCGCTGATGGTTTATTGCGACAAGGTCTCGAACACGCTCAAGGAGAAGTTTCGGAGGTTTTCGGGGAAAGCGCACACGGTTGTGGAGATACGGCACTCGCAGGACGTACTGGACGGCATCGAGTCGAACCTCGAAACTTACGTCGATGCGGTCTGCGCGCTGCTCGACGATTCGCGCGGGGACTGGGGTTCCGGACTTTTCTATTCGGGTGGATACGAAGTGAGCTACGAGCCGGTGGCTCGCGGCGGCAGTAATTTTCTGCAAAGAGCCAAGGTGGGATTTGACGTGGAGGTCAGCAAATAAGGCGATGGCATATATTTCATCGATCGCGAACCGCTGGTATGTGGCGCAGGAGGGCAGTTACGGCCAAATACCGGCAATCACAGCGAGCAACAGGATTCCCGCCGTCAAGCTGACGGCGCAACAGCAACGAGAGAAGAGCCAGCGGGCCGACAAAACCGGAAGCCGGACATGGCAGGGGATGCCGATGGGGCTGCGAAGACAGACCACATTCGACCTGACGTCCTACATGCGGGACTGGCCGGATCCGTCGGTTTTGCCATCGCATGACCCGTTGTTTCAGGCGGCGCTGGGCGGCGCAGGAGTGTTGTGGGCCGGCAATGCGGCCAACACGGGGAGCACCGTATCAACCATCGTTTTCGTCTCACCGCACAATTTAAACCCAGGGCAGGCGATCACCCTGGGAGGAGAGATCCGATTCATAGCGGCGGTTGCCGATGAGCAAACTGTGGTCCTCAATGCGCCGTTTTCCGCTGCGCCGACGTTGGGGGCCGTGCTTGGGCAGACCGTGACGTACAGCCCGGCAATACAGTTGCCGAGCTTCAGCCTTTTCGACTATTGGGATCCGTCCACTGCGGCGCAAAGAGTTCTTTGCGGCGCCGGGGTGAATGAGATGACAGTCAAGCTGAACGGTGATTTTCATGAGTTCAAGTTCAAGGGGATCGCACAGGACTTGATTGACGGCGCTTCGTTCACAGCGGGTCAAGGCGGTGCGGATACTTATCCCGCCGAGCCCGCGCAAACCGCCTTCAGCTATTCGCCAGTGCCGGGGAATCTCGGTCAGGTATGGCTGGGCGTTTCGCCGACGCAATTTCTGACTGTATCGTCGGCAACGATCCAACTTCAGAACGATGTGGATAGTCGCGCGCGGGAGTTTGGAACGATCCTGCCGCAAGCGATCGTTCCCGGACAGAGAACGGTCTCGGTTTCGCTCGAATTGTTCAGCCAGGATGATCAGGCGACGACGGCGCTTTACCAGGCCGCGCGTCAGCAGTCGCCCGTCAGCATGATGTTTCAATTGGGGCAGGTTGCCGGTCAGTTGCTCGGCATCTATCTGCAAAGCGTTGTGCCTTCGGTGCCGCAATTCGATGATTCCGATCGGCGGCTCGTATGGAATTTCACGGATACGCGGGCGCAGGGAACCGCTGAAAACGAAATCGTGGTGGCATTCGGATGAACTGGATCAGCACGAAAGTTGTGGTGTCGAAGGGGCGGCCAGAAGTGGAATTCCTGATTGCTCTGATGACGTTTGGGCGGCGAATTGAATTGATGCGCCAAGTTCGCGATCTGGCAGCCCGGCTGGAGTACTTCGACGCGGGGCAGGACGCGAAAAACGGCATGGAGGCGAGCCTGCTGGGCGCGGAAATCGACCGGCTCTATATTCGCTGGGGGATCGGGGAGATTCGCGGGCTCGAGATTGACGGCGCTCCGGCGACCGTTGAGTCCTTCGTGGAAAGCGGGCCCGAGGAACTGGTCTTCGAAGCATTGACTGCCGTGAAGGCTGAGTGCGGACTGAGCGAGCACGAAAGAAAAAACTGATCGTCGCGTTCCATTTCCAGTTTTCGAACCGGACCGGGTGGGATTGCGAGAGTTGCCGGCGTAACGGTCTGGAAGCGCGAAGGCGCTGTGGGTTTCTGCCGTTTGAGCATCGTGGCGAAACGCGCATTGTCTGGGGACGGAAGCAGACGCATTGCGAGGAATGTCCGAAGTCATTCATCAGCGGTGAAAGCCTGGCGCTGGTCGAGGAGTTTTTTGTACGGCGGCGCCTCGGAATCGAGGAATCGCTGGAGACAGAAGCGCGGAAGGTGGAGGCGTTTCTGATTCTGCGGGATGAGATGGAGCGAGAGGAAAGAGATGGCAAGGCAGCGCAGTATTGAAGAAACCTTTGAAGAAATCCAGCCGCGATGGAGGAGGGGAATTCCAAATCCGCCGACAATCAGCGCCGGCGCCGCGAGTGATGGCAGCGATTTCTCCACGGCATTGTCCCAAGCTGGGCAGCAGATTGCTCAGTTGCAGTCGGCTTACCAGCAGCAGGCCGCGCTGATTCAGGCCAACACGCAAGCCGTTCAGGGAAATACTTCGGCACAGAGCGGCCATTCGGCGGGGAGCGTGGCGGGAGGGGTGGCGTCAAGTCTATTCGGTGGGTTGGGGCTTGGATTGTTTTCGCCGCTGATCTCAGGGATTGCGAGTTTATTCGGAGGGGGGAGTTCGGCGCCGCCTCCCCTGCCGATTTATGTGCCGCCTTCACCAGTGTCGATCAATGCACCTCAGTACTCAACTCCGAGTACACCCACCAGCAGCGTTCCAACTTCAACCGCGACAGGCGGCCAAGCGGCTCCGCAGGTGACGGTGAACGTGAACGCGATGGACAGCAAATCGTTTATGGATCACAGCACCGACATCGCGAATGCGGTCAGAGAAGCGATGTTGAACATGCATCCGATCAATGGCGTGGTGGCGAGCCTGTGAGAACGGCTGGGGAGGAGACGGCATGGCAACATTTCCTGTTTTGAAAACCGGAGCAGTTGCGCAGTACCCATTGGATTACGGCGTGCGCTACCAGACACAAGCTGTCCGGTTCATGGATGGAAGCCAGCAAAAATTCCGCCTGTGCGGAGTGGGGTTGCGGCGGTGGACGTTGAAGCTGGATCTCCTCGGCGAAGACGAATTGGCAGCGGTTATTGCCTTTGTCGAGCAGCAATGTAGCGCGCCGTTTGCATTCACAGATCCGGCGGCCGGAGCTGTCGCAGCGACCTGCGTAATTTCAGGAGAGCAGCTCGACGTCACGCTGAAAGGTGAAATGAAGGGGCAGACAACGATCGTAATCGAGGAAATCGCATGAGCTGGTTTCCTCAAATCGGGAGTGGGTCAATCGTTCAGTTCCCGGCTACTCGCTCGCGAAAATGGCGCGCGCTTCTGAATGAGCTCGAGAGCGGCGAGCAAATCCTGCTTCCTGATCGGACCGCGGGGCAGATCGAATGGCTACTTCGCTTTCAGGATTTAACCGATGCGGAAAGGAGCAGCCTGAGCGCGCTGTTCACGACGTCGCAGGGATCGTTCGGCACCTTCACGTTTATTGATCCGCTGGCTAACCTTCTCGGCTGGAGCGAGGATTTGACGCAACCGAACTGGCAACCCGGATTGTTGCGCACGAACGCAGGAATCAGCGATCCTCTTGGCACAAAACGGGCATCGTCGATTTCGAATGCGAGCGCGGGCGCGCAGGCGCTGCAGCAGACGCTGGGAGTTCCCGGAGACTATGTCGCGTGCTTCAGCGCCTGGATTCGCAGTGATGCGACAGAGACAGTCATCCTCCAGCGCGACAACATTCAGACGCGAGTGACGGCCGGGCCTGCGTGGAGACGGGAATCCATCAGCGGCAAGGGCGTCGCCGCGGGAACGGAATCGACCTTTTCGATCGCCCTCGGGGCGGGACAAACGATCGATGTGTGGGGCTTGCAGGTGGAAGCACAACCTTACCCATCGGCATACAAGCAAACGAGCGTCCCGTCGGGAATCTTCGAAGAGACCTATTTCGAGAATGACGAACTCACGGTAACCAGCACCAGCGTGGGTCTTTCGTCATGCGAGATCCGTTTGATGTCGAGGGTCTGATATGAGCACATTGCCAAGCGCACTCACCGCCAAGGAGCAGTTAAACGCGGACACACCGCTGTTCTTCTTCGACTGCACGCTCTCCGACGGCACGGTCCGACATTGGAGCACGCGCACCATCACCTGGAACCGTGTTCCATACGAAGGCCGCGTGGTTCGGCAGAATCAGTTCGACGCTCAATTGGCGTCCGATACGCAAGTGGGCGGCCCGCCAAAGCTGACGTTTGAGCTTGCCAACGCCGATTCCGAACTCTCCGAGATTGAGCAGCAGACCGGGTTCAAGGGGGCGGAGCTCGTCGTGCAGTCGGTCTTCTTCAATCTTGCAACGGGTTCACCTACAACTGATTCGGCCGTTGTGTTTCGAGGCCTGATGAATCCGCCGGATGCGATCACCGAAACCACGTTCCGACTGAGCGCGATGAACCGCATTTCGATGCAGCGGACGGTGATTCCGAATGTGCGAGTGGAACGGATGTGTCCCTGGCGCTTTCCAACTACGGCAGCGCAGCGGCTGGAAGCCGTCGATGGCGGCGCCGCGCGTGGCAAGTATTCTCTCTTTTACCGCTGTGGCTACTCGCCCGACCAGGCGAACGGCGTGGGAAACCTGAACGGCAGTGACCCATTCGTCACCTGCTCGTATTCGCGCTCGGATTGCATCCAACGAGGCATGTTCGGCATGGACTCGAGCGGCCGGGCAACGGCACGTTTCGGCGGGCTCGAGTTTGTACCGCCGACGATTCTTGTGCGGGGCACCGGTCAGAAGAGCTCTCAGCTCTCCGCAGTTCAGGAGAACACCGCAAGCTACAACGATTTCGTTCCTCTGGTCTATGGTACGCAATGGACCACGCCCTACGTTGTTTTCTCCCGCAACGACGGCAATCTGACGCGCATGGAAGTCCTGCTCGGGATGGGGGAAATCCAAGGTATTCTTACGGTCCTCGTGAACGACATTCAGATCCCACAGGGCGTGAGCGGGAAGAACATGACATCGACCGGCTGGTATAACCTCATCACCCCCGGGACACGAGATGGCGCACAGGACGGCAATTTCACCGATGGGCATGGGGTGGCGCAGGGCGATCCGTACGGCAGCATCGCGTACCTGTCTGTAGTGGTACCGAATCGAATCAATGACGGCACCAGCATTCCTGCAGTCCAGGTCCTCATGCAGGGCCTGAAGCTCTGGCAATTCGATACGAACGGCGATTTTCTCGGCGAACAGTTTTCAAGCAACCCGGCCTGGGTGTTGATGGATATTCTCATGCGCTGCGGTTATACGTTGCCGGAAATCGATTGTGTGAGTTTCGCAACCGCGGCGGCTTGCGCCGATGAGTTGATCTCGGTGGACGATCCCGTTGGCGGCCAAGTGCAGCTCCCGAGATTCCAGTGCAATTTCGCGATCAACCTGAGCCAGAGCGCGGGACAGATCATTCGCTCGATCCGGAACGGCTCACGCATCTACGTTGTTCTCAATTCGCAGGGACTCCTGGAAGCTCGAGGCGAGAACACATTCGCTTTGCAGCAACCCGCGTTGCCTATGGGAAGTAACGCGGTGAACCCTTTCAACGGCGGGTGGCCCGCATATGAATTCGATGCGAGTTCGATCGCCCGGAACAATGACGGGAGCGCCAGCTTCAA